CATTATTTGACGTTACTGCTGGTTCTTTAATAGGGCCAACAACAGGCGGCACTGTTACTCAAGGAACAAGCAAATCAACAGGTGTGACCCTTAACACTTCAAGCGGTCAGATCACTATGCATGATGCGGCTCTTGCTGCTGCTGCTGAAGTATCTTTCACTGTTACAAACAGCAAGATCACCTCAACAGATGTAGTAGTTGCTATTCATGGATCTGGTGGAACTGCTGGATCTTACTCAGTAGAAGCCAATACAATAGGTTCTGGATCTTTTGCAATCACTGTATCTAATACATCAAGCGGTTCATTAGGTGAAGCTATTGTTATTAATTTCATTGCATTAAAAGGTGCATCAAGTTAATGGGGATGTACGCATTTAGGCGTATGAGGGAACAAAACGAAGCTGCTCAAAAGGCGGCTTCAGTTTCCACCTCTAAGCCAAAACCAAAACGTAAGACAAAAAAGGAAACAACTAATGGCGATCTCAATAGTATCGACAGTCGGTAGTGCTACAGCTAACAGTTATGTCACATTAACTGAGGCTCAAGCTTTTATTGATGGCCTTACAGAATCTGATGACGTAGTTGCATGGGGTAACAGCACTGAAGATCAAAAAAACAGAGCTTTATTTTCAAGCACAAGAAGAATAGATCGTGAAAAATTTTTAGGTGCTAAAGCTTCTAATACACAGGCAAGAATGTGGCCTCGCAGTGGTGTTCGAGTTCCAGATCAATATACAAATTTGTATGGTTTATCTTTTCCAAACAGAATATTGGCTGATTATTACACAGACACAGAGATTCCAGACGAGGTGAAACACGCACAGATAGAACTTGCTGTTTATCTTAATAATAATAAAGATGGTATTGGCCTAAGTGGCCTAGAAGATTTTGCAACAATGAGTGTAGGAAATATAAATATCACTCCTAATTTTTTTGGAAGAGTGGGAGTTGATCGCATACCGCCAATTATTGACCATTACTTGATAGGCCTTAGAATAGGTGGAAGTGCTAATCTATCAATCAAGAGGTCTTAACTAATGACATACGAATATCCAGCCGCAATCATCATTACTGATACAAATGCCCATACAGGCAGATTTGGAAAGGTGCATTGTTTAACAGATGCGAGTGCTACTTTTGTCGCAGAAAACATTACAGAAAATGGATCTTCTACAATTAATGGCATAACAATGAAGGCTTCAAGTGAAGTTTGCGGAGTTATTACAAGTATTACTCTTGCCAGTGGTCAAGTTATAGCTTATTACTTATGAGCATTGCATCAGGCATTATTAAAGGTGTAAGCGCAGCAATGCGGGCTGTAGGAGGTGATATTACTTTGGTTAGATTTACAGAAGGTACTTATGATGAAGAGTCTGGTGTTTTTTATAACAATGAAACTAAAGTTACAATCAAAGGCATTTTAAGTAATGTTAGTAGAAGTCAAGCTAATGATTTAATAGAAGCACAGGATAAAAACTTAACTATTTCTGCTGGCGATATAACTTTTGTGCCAACTACAAAAGATAAAGTACTAATAAGTGGTATCAGTTATAGAATTATTCAAGTTAATGTAAATGAGCAAAATAATACACCACTAAGCTTTAATCTTATTTTGAGGTAAATATGGGAAGACAGATTAAAGTAGATCAGATTGATGATTTTTTTGAAGATCTTGTTATTGATCTTGTTCAAGCTACGACTCTTGAATGGACAAAAAGGGTAAAAAAAGCTACACCAGTCAGAGTTGTTTATAAAGGAGAAGAAAAGGGCGGTGGTCAATTAAGAAATGCATGGCAAACAAAAATTGAAAAATTTAAAGGTGAAGTTACTAACAATCTTGTCTATGCAGAACCAGTTTGCTTTGGTGTAAATCTTCCACCGTCATGGGGAGGACGTTATAGAACAAGACAGCAAACAGTTGCTGGATTTCCAGAACTTATAGGAAAAGAACTAGAACAATATGTTATAAAACAACTCAGAAAAGGTACAAGATGACTGCTACAGATTTAAATACCGTTAGAGCTACTATCGAAACACGTTTAAGGGATGAATTTAGGACAAACGAAATAATTCCTATTATTTTTAACAATATGTCTTTTGATTCTCAAAATGTTGATAAATATATTCAATGTATTACTAGTTTTGGTCAGAGTGAATACCTTACACAAGGAAACGCTACCAGTGCAACAAATCTTGTTGTTGGTCTTACTACTTTTAATATTTTTACAGAGCAAGGGTTAGGATCTGGATCTAATTTTGCAATATGTAAAAGAATTAGAGATTTATTTAATAGGATTACCGCATCAAACGTAAGATTTGACCCGCCTGTTGGCCCTGAGATATTACAACCTAGTCCAGAAGGTAAATTTCAAACGCAAATAAGAGTAACATTTGAAATATATGAAACATTAACAGCATGATTGAAATTACAGAAGAAATGCTTGACGCCATTGAAGCTGTCAAAGGTAGAAGAGATCCAAAGTATTGGGATCCACAATGTAGAAGATATATGGAGAAAAATAAGAAAGCTGTAAAAAAACCAAAAAAAGGTTAATATAATTATAAATCTTTCTTTTTATTGTTATGGCTGCTGTAAAAGGTGATGTCGGGCAAGTCAAATTTGATGATGGCGGCTCCTCAGTAAACCCTGTATTAGGCACTAGATCGTGGTCTATGTCTATCACCAAAGATATTCAAGAAACAACTGTTCAAGGTGACACTTTTAAATCATTTGTAGGTGGACTAATTGAAGGTGAAGGCACTGCTGAATTAGTTTATGACAACGCTGCTTCTGGTGAGACTGCAACATTTATTGATGCTTGTTTAACAACAGGTGACGCCGCTACTGCTTCTTTTGAGCTTTTTCCTGATAGTGGCAGTGGGGCGCAAAAAATTAGCTTTAGCGGTCTTGTATCAAACTTTGAGCAAAGCTCATCATTAGGTGATGTAAACACAATTACAGTCACATTTAAGCCATCTGGCACAATTACATCCGCAATCTAAAAGTAAAATTCTTCGCATTTATTTATGGCAACTGAAAGAACCGCAGACATAATTCTTGGTGCGTTCCAAGACGAAATGGTCACAAGACGTAAGTTTGATTTAAAAAACTCTCAAGGTAAATTAATTACTTCTATCTATTTCAAACCTATAACAAGATATGCAAGAGTCAAAGCACAACAATTAGCTGGCCCTAATGCTGATGCTCTAGTTGTATCAACACAGCTTTTATGTCAAATGGCAGAAAAAGAAGATGGAACTCCAGCTTTTGATATGTCTGATGCACCAATATTGCAGAGACAGTTACCTGAAAAAGTTTTAAATGAACTTGAACTTTTCTTGAATGATATAAAACTTGATATTGATACAGCAAAAAAAGAATAAAAGGGGATAGCTGGTTTAGATTTGAGTTTTTCCTAGCAACAGAACTTGGTAAGACAGTGCAAGAACTCAGAATGAATATGACTGAGGCAGAGCTTATTTATTGGGCTGGATACTATGAAGTAAAGACAGAAGAAGAAAAAAGGGCATTGCAACGACAAAAACGCAATTCAAGGTAATATAGAGTAAAGGTTTTTTTATTTGTGGCAGAAGCAGTCGTTAGGTTAAGAGTTGATGCCAGCGGTGCGACTAGGGCGTTAAATGGTGTCCAGAAACAAACTAATGTTTTACAGAAATCTTTTGGCGGTCTTAGAAATGCTATTGGTGGAATAGGTTTAACTTTAGTAGCAAGGCAAGCGGTTCAAGCATCATCTAATTTTGATAAATTAAACGTAAGGCTAGGACTATTAACAAAAGCAAATGGTACTTTTGCTAAGTCTCAAAAAATAGCTGCTGATGCTCAAAAGGCTTTTGGTCTAAGTTCGACAGAAGCACTTGAAGGAATTACAGATATAACGGCAAGACTAGCTCCTTTGGGTGTCGGAGTTGAAGATATTAAAAGTACTTTTTTTGGATTTAATACCGCTGCCAAATTAGCTGGTGCATCTACTATGGAAGCATCAAACGCATTTAGACAATTAGCTCAGGCTCTTGGCTCAGGAAGGCTTGCTGGTGATGAATTTAGAAGTATATCTGAACAGATCCCAACATTACTACAACCGATAGCAGATGAATTAAATGTTCCTATTGGAAAACTTAAAGAGTTAGCTGCTGAAGGTAAGTTGACCAGTGATGTTGTCTTAAGAGCATTAAGAAAGATTGAAACAGACGGAGCGGCTTCATTAAAAGAATTAGTTGCTAATGATCCAACTCAAATATTTAAAGATTTTAATAATGCAACACATGATCTTTCAAAGGCATTTGGTAAAGAATTAAGGCCAGCAGTAGAAGGAGTTACAAAATTATTAACTGAATTTATTAATGGAATTACTGAATTTGTCGAAACTGATGCTGGTCAGGCTGCAATATTAATAACAAAGATAGCTGTAGCTGTTAAATTATTGGGCCTAGCTATACCGATTGCAACAGGAGCATTTAAAGCTTTGTTCATTGCTGTTAATGCAGTAGGTGTCCAAAGCCTTATAGCATCAGGAGCTTTTACTACTTTACAAGCATCTGCACTGTTGGCCGCTGGTGGAATAGGAAAAACAACTCTTGCTCTTGGTGCTTTAAAGATAGCAATGGCAACAACTGGAATAGGTTTACTTGTTGTTGGAGCTGGAGCTTTAGCAACAGCTTTTATGAAAGCAAGAAGAGAAGCAAAAGAATTGAGTCATGCAATAAAAGAAGGATCTAGTGAAGAGGTAAATAAACAAATTGAAAAACAACAAGAAATATTAGATAAAATAAATAAACAACTTGAAAGAAGTAGAGTAATAAACAGAAAAGAACTAGAATTTAAAAAGCAGTTAATAGAAAAAAATATTGTAGAGCTAGAAAATAGGAATCAAATTTTACAAACAGAACAAGAAATAAGTGAAGAAAAGAAAAAACAAAATGAAGAAAACAAAAAAACTGAAGAATCACTCAAGAAACAACAAGAAAAAACAGATAAACTAAAAGAAAAAATGACTGCTGTAGGTGAGGAAATTGAAAGTAGTATTAAAAATAATCTTAGAGACGCAATAACTGGTGCAAAATCATTTGGTGAAGCAATGGCAGGGGTTCTAAATAAAATAAGAGATAAAATTATAGATGCTCAATTAGATAAGTTACTTAGTGGTTTTGCTGAAAACTTTGCCAAAGGTAAAAAGGGTAAAGGTTTTGGAGGATTTGTTGGTAGCATTATTGGTGGCTTGTTTGCAAATGGTGGACAACCCCCTGTAAATAAAATTTCAGTCGTAGGTGAGCGAGGCCCCGAATTATTTGTGCCTCGTTCTGCTGGTACTGTAATTCCTAATAGTGATATCGGTGGGTCAAACATCACGAATAATATCAGTATCAGTGTTGATGCTACAAATTCAAATGTGCAAAGCGATGGTGACGGGCAACAATTTGGGCAAGCTCTTGCAACTGCTGTTCAGTTAGAAATAGTTAAACAAAAACGTAGTGGAGGTTTACTTACATAATGGCTACATTTAATGATTCAACACTTGGTACAACTACAGGTGCGACTACTCCTACATACGGTTCTGTAGAAAATGCTTCACCTAAAAACATTACAGTACAGTTTGGAGATGGATATAAGTCAAGAAATGCATTTGGATTAAATCAAAATCCAAAAACTTATAATTTCAGCTTTGTAGTTTCTGTATCTGATGGTGATAAAATTTTAGCTTTTCTTGATGATAGAGCTAAAGACAGTGCAAGTTTTACATTTACCCCACCAGCAACAAGTACAGCAAGACAATTTATTTGTGAGAGATATGTTAGAAATAATACTTATTTAAATAGAGTTACAATACAAGCAACATTTGAGGAGGTATTTCAACCATGACAATACCAGTTGAACAATTACAAAAACTTGATAGCATAACAATTATTGAATTATTTGAATTACAGCTTTTTGATCCTATTCATTTTGCGACAGGAGATACAACAGCAACCACTTTGTACAGATTTCATAACGGGACAAATGAAATTAACACAGATATTATTTGGCAGGGAAATTCATACGCTGCTATAGCTTGTCAGGCTGAAGGCTTTGAGTCAGGTGATAATTCTGTTATGGCTAGACCAACAATGACTTTTGCTAACACTGTAGGAAACTTTTCTACTATCTTGCAGTTAGTAAATACAATAACCCCTTTCAATGATTTACAAGAAGCTCAAATAACAAGAATTAGAACGATGGCACAGTTTTT